ACTCAATGAGTGGCCTATTGGTGGTATTCAACACCCACATTTAGATACATATTCAAATCAAGAAATAAATCATGGCACAAGTCCAGACAAACCATCTAGAGAATGGACTTGTATTCTATATCTAAACAGTAATTATCATGGTGGTCGAACTTATATACCTGATGGTGAAGTGTTCGAACCTATGACAGGTCATGGTCTACTATTTCAAGGTATCTACATACCACATGGTGTTCAGAAAGTTCGAAGACACCCAAGACATACAATATCATTTTGGTTTTCTACTGATATTGATAGATGTATGCCAATCAATCCTGTAGAAGATTTATCACTCGATGAAGATTCTTGGCGATTACAAAGTCAATAAAATCAACCCCTTATAACTCCCCATAGTTCAATTGGATAGAACAACTGCCTTCTAAGCAGTAGGTTCCAGGTTCGAATCCTGGTGGGGAGGCCAGGGGTTGACAATGGGGCTGCTTTTTTTGTACCATATACTATCAAATCAAAAAAGGAGACAAGATGAGTAATATGATAAACGACCAAATAATAGACGGCATCATATCAGATGTCGCTGACATGGACAAAGTCCAAGTCATGAACGCATTATCACCTGCAAATCTAAAGAAAGTCGCTGCCTTTACAGGTGGGGGTTGCATTGTAGATTTTGCAAGAGATATCTTAATAGACCAAATGTGGGACAATGTAGTTGATATGGGAGGTCCTTGTGGTTAAGAGAAGTTATCCTAAGAAGTTTAAAGACACTGTAAATGTTGCAGGTAGGTCTTATAAAAGGTGGGGTGTGACAGGCACATTCTCAACAACTGATGATTCAGTTAATTGGTGTGAAGGCAAATACTATGTCGCACCAGGAGACATCGTAAGATGGCACTCTAACAATCAAATACCTTTTGGTGATATATTATTAGATTTATGTGAGGCGTTAAAAATTACGCCTAAACAATTAAGAGTTTCATCTGAACTCAGAGAAAAAGAAACAGATGAATTTTGGGCAAACTATTTTAAGGAGGAAAAATAATGGGACATCCAACAGATACACAAATAATGAATAAACTCATAGAGATAGGAGATAATCTTGAAAGTAAACTTAATGAATTAGAATCTTCATTAGACAGTTTATCTTCAACGATTAGTTCTCTTGAAAGTGATATAAGTTCTATATCATCAGAGGTAAGTAATATTGAATCTATGGTCAGTTCGCTCGAGGGTTGACAATGACCTTCATTTTTTAGTACCATATAAACATGACAGAAAAAATTAGAAATCAAAAAGACTCTCTTGCGAGATTAATGGCAACAGAAAATCTTACTGTTGTTCATAAGAAAATACCAACTGCATACTTTGATGTAAAGAATAGGATACTTGCTTGTCCTACTTTCAAAGATGATATATCAAATGAACTTTATGACTTGTTTATGGGTCATGAAGTTGGTCATGCATTGAATACTCCTTACGAGGGTTTACATTCTACTATCAAAGAGAATAGAACTCTTAAAGGTTATCTTAATGTTGTAGAAGATGTCAGAATTGAAAAGGCAATCAAAAACAAATATGCAGGTCTTAGAAGAAGTTTTTACATTGCATACAATGAACTTATGGAAAGAGATTTCTTTGGTATCAAAAATAGAAACTTACAATCATTATCATTGATTGACAAAATCAACTTGATTACTAAGTGTGGTTCAAGAGTCAATATCAAACTAACTAAAGAAGAACAAAAGTTCTTAGACATGGCAGAAGATTGTAAGACATGGGACGATGTTGTTGTTTGTGCCGAGGCAATCTATGAGTGGTCAAAAGAGAATGAGACTAGAGATGAGACTGACGAACAAGTCACCATCAAAATGCCTGACTTCGATGATGAAGAGTCAGATGAAGAAGAAGATGAGTATGAGTCAATGGGTGGCGATGAGTCAGATGATGAACCAGAAGACGATGAAGATGCCGATGAAGAAGAGGGCGAAGTCGAAGATGGTGAAGAAGAGTCTGCCGAAGTAGAAGAAATCAAAACAACTGGTGACAAAGGTGGCAAGTTCACTGGTCACTACGATGATTTAGAAGGCGCCAGAGAGTCTATTACAGAACACTATGCACACAACAACGAAGATATGTATGTTGATGAGAACGCTTGTGTTAAGACTACTATTGACTTAAAGAAAAAATTCAAAGAGACAGATATTGATGCTGTTCTTTATCCTTACAAAAAAGTTCTTTCTGATTGGAGAGAATACTATTCAAAAGACGAAGACTATGAGACAAGACAACAAACAAAAGACTTGTCAAAACAACTTGGTGAGACATACAGAAAATATCTTCAATCTAAAAACAAAAAGATTGTTGCTCACATGGCAAAAGAATTTGAGATGAGACAAAATGCTCATAGAAGTGCAAAGGCATTTACAGGCACAAGTGGTGACCTTGATATGAACAGACTTGCTAAGTATCAAATTGTTGATGATATTTTCAAAAGAGTGACCTACTTACCTGATGGCAAGAACCATGGTGTCAATGTCATGGTCGACTGGTCTGGTTCTATCAATGGCGAAGTCAAAGATATTCTAGAACAATCAATCATTCTTGCAGAGTTCTGTACCAAAGTTCAGATACCTTTCAGAGTGTATCTGTTCTCAGATTCAATTGTCAAAAGTGATGATGATGAATACTATTCTAGAGGCGAAGAGAAACTTGTAGAAGTTCTTTCTAATGAGATGAAGTCTAGAGAATATATTGAGATGCTAAACTATCTTTCAACTATCATGGTTGGCAGATGGCACAGTGAGTTAAGATATGCTTGGGATGGCAGTGCGAAACAAAGAAAAATTGCTGATGAATATAACAAGTGCATGGGTGATATCAACTACTTTGATTGTGATGATTCAAACAACTATTGGAACTGGAAGTTCGATGATAACTTAGAACCATACAATTACAGATTGGGTGGCACACCTCTTGACCACACCTTAGTTGCGATGAGAAAGTTTTTACCAGAGTTCAACAAGAAATACAATGTTGAAAAATCAATCTTAACTGTAATCACTGATGGCTTCAGTCATAGTTCTGATTTACTCAGACAAGATGATGCAGAAAGAAAAGATGTCAAAGACCAGATTGGTGATGAGTGGAGATATAACTCTCAGAGATATATTCTTGACCCATACTCAAACAAGACTTTCATCTATGAAGATAAGAGTGGCGACAACTACTATTCAAGAAATGATTTTGAAAATACTCAGAACATTCTAGAATGGTTATCTGATACTTGTAATGTGACCATCACAGGCTACTTCATATTCTCTACTAAAAGAGATTGGATGAATGTTGCTGATGTTCTTACTAAAGGCACTGGCATGTATTACGATGAACAATCTAAAATGTGGAATGACATGAAGAAGACTGGTTCTGTAATCAAAGTCAAAGGCTACAACAAACTATTCTTGACTGCCGCTTCAAACCTTGCGACAACAGGTGAAGATGAACTTGATGATGAGTTTGTGGGTGCAAACAAGAATAGAATTACTGCCGCTTTCAAAAGAAACCAAAGAGGCAAAACAACTTCAAGATTCTTAACTAATGAGTTTATAAAGGAGATTGCATAATGCAGAGAATAGATACGCTAAACATAGACAAGTTTCAAGATGCTATACAACAGGTCGGTAAAGGACCATGTGTAAAGTTTGATTGTGATAGACAATCTGAATGTGCTACTGAGAAAGTAGAATGTAAGGCATTCAGATATTGGGTCAATAATGATTCTTACTGGACGATGAGAAAAGGTAAGAAGACATCTATTGATATTGATATGAAAAGATTATTAAAGGAGATAGAATAGGGTTGACAATGACCCTAACTTTTTAGTACCATAATAACTGATGAGAAATTTACTAATAAAAAAGGAGACTATATGAGTAAGTGGACTTACAACCCTGCCGAATCTGTCAATGTGGACGGCAAAAATTTCCATATGACACCGCCTAGAAAAGAGTTTTTAGAAGCTCTTAAATCTAAGTATCCAAACCAACTACAGTTCACCAAAGAACAATTTGATGCAGTTGGTGAATTTCCGTATTGGTTGAAATCAAACAGATACAATTTCAAAAATGGTTCTGTTTTCAATCTTTCACCAATACTTGCAGTTGATAATAATGGCACAACTGTTGCTGTTCCTCAACCTGCACCTGTAAATGTTGCACCACAACCTGTTGTGTCAACTAATCAAATGCCAGTGGCAGCCGCTACTGAGTCAGTCAATCTGATTGATGATAAAGTGAAAATCATTCCAGAGAAAATGTCGAATTATGTTCCTTTTGGGCACTTCAAAGATGTCAAGAACATAATCAAGTCTAAAATTTTCTTCCCTGTTTTCATTACTGGTCTTTCTGGTAATGGTAAAACATTGATGGTCGAACAAACATGTGCCGCTTTGAAAAGAGAACTTTTCAGAGTCAACATTACTATTGAGACTGATGAAGATGATTTAATGGGTGGTCACACTCTACAAAATGGTAACATCATTTTCAGAGAAGGTCCTGTTATCAAGGCAATGAGAAAAGGCGCTGTCTTACTTCTTGATGAAGTAGACTTAGGGTCTAACAAACTAATGTGTTTACAATCAGTTCTTGAAGGTAAAGGTTACCTTATCAAGAAGACTGGTGAGTGGGTGACACCAACACCAGGGTTTACAATCGTTGCGACTGCTAACACTAAAGGTCAAGGTTCAGAAGATGGCAAGTTCATAGGGACTCAAATCATGAACGAGGCGATGTTAGAAAGATTCGCTATCACAATGCAACAAGAATATCCTCCAGTGACTACTGAGAGAAACATTCTTAAAAAAGAAATGGCATTGAGTGGCGATGTCGATGAAGATTTCGCAAAGAAACTTGTAGATTGGGCTGATATAATCAGAAAGACTTACTACGAGGGTGCTATCGATGATGTTATCACAACAAGAAGACTTGTTCACATTGTCAATGCATACAGAATGTTTGGCGACAAGTTAAAGTCAATAACAATGTGTATCTCTAGATTCGATGAAGATACTAGAAACGCTGTTCTTGACCTTTACACTAAAGTCGATGAGGGTGTTCATTTAGAAACTGATTCTGAAAAACCCCTTGAAGAAAATGCTGACTCAGAGTATAATGAATACGATGAGTAAGATAAATTACAAATACAACGAAGACAAACTCCTCAAGGAGTTTGCTTCGTATGTAGATAAGACATACGCTAAACATTACTCAAAAGACAAATATCAATCCACCGAGTTCATTATTGATAGTGGGCATGGTGAAGGTTTTTGTATTGGGAATATTATGAAATATGCCCAAAGATACGGAAAGAAGGACGGTTATAATCGGGCCGACCTATTGAAGATTATCCATTATGGATTCTTTGCTTTACATAATCACGATTTATTTAAGGAGACTAAATGAAAATCTCAAATGAAACTAAGGCGATTTTGAAGAACTTCGCTACAATCAATTCAGGTATTAAAGTTGATTCAGGTAATCAATTGAAAACAATATCTAATATGAAAAACATACTTGCTGTTGCAAATGTTCCAGAAACATTCAGTCAAGAGTTTAGTATATACAACCTAGTTGAATTTCTAGGTGCAACAAGTCTTATGGAGAATCCAGACTACAACTTCAATGAAGCGTCATTGAGTATTGCAGATTCAGATACTTCATTAACATATTTCTATGCATCAGAAGGCATGGTGATGTCACCAGAGAAGATGATAACAATGCCAGATGCAGAGATAACAATTGACTTATCATCTACACTATTGAACGAGTTGCAGAAAGCTGCTAGTGTTCTTGGCGTAAATGATTTAGTTCTTACTTCTGATGGCACAAAGATTGAGTTCCAAGTCACAGATAAAAAGAACGCAACTTCAAATACATTCTCTAGAACTGTCGGTGAGGGCAATGGTTCAACATTTACAATGAACTTTAAGATAGAGAATTTGAAAGTATTAGACGGCAACTATACAGTTGCAGTATCTTCTAAAGGTATATCTAATTTCAAGAATAAAGATATAGACTTAGAATACTTTATTGCACTAGAACCTGATAGTTCTTACAACGCTTAATATATATAATTATGTGTGAAATAGTGCCAGTCTCCGCTACTTTCATGGGAGTATCTGAAACTCATCATTGGTCAGATACACGAACATTCGGAGGGGTTTGTTCTTCTTTATTATGAGACAAGAATTTTTATTTGTAGAAAAGTATAGACCACAAACAATTGATGAGACTATACTGCCCAAAGGGGTCAAGAAATCGTTCAAAGAGTTCGTTCAGAACAAAGAGATACCTAATCTATTATTATGTGGCACAGCAGGCACAGGTAAAACTACTATCGCTAAGGCGATGTGTAATGAACTTGGTGCAGACTTTATTGTCATAAATGGTTCTGATGAGGGTCGTCTTATCGATACTTTGAGAACAAAAATCAAAAACTTTGCATCTACAGTATCACTATCTGGTGGTCCTAAAGTTGTAATTCTAGATGAGGCAGATTACATATCTGCTGAGTCAGTTCAACCTGCATTGAGAAACTTCATAGAAGAGTTCTCATCAAACTGTAGATTCATATTTACATGTAATTACAAGAATCGTATCATTGCACCACTTCATAGTCGATGCACTGTTATAGATTTCACTATGCCTAACAGTGAGAAACAAAAACTTGCAGTAGAAGGACTCGAAAGATTAAAATCAATATGTGATAGTGAATCAATACAATACGATGAGAAAGTTTTAGTAGAACTTATTATGAAGTTCTTTCCAGATTTCAGAAGATGTATCAACGAAGTTCAACGATATGGTGCATCAGGTGTAATCGATAGTGGCCTACTAGCGACATTATCAGAAGAAAAACTTACACCTTTGATTGATATGATGGCAGACAAAAACTGGTCTGGCATGAGAAAATGGGTCGGTCAAAATTCTGATAACGATTTCAATACTCTATATAGAAAGGTATTTGATAGTCTTGAAAAGAGAGTATCAAAAAGTTCTATACCAGCAGCCGTATTAATTATTGCAGACTATCAATACAAGTCTGCCTTTAGTATGGATTCTGAGATTAACTTTGTTGCCTGTCTAACAGAGATAATGAAAGAATGTGAATGGGAGAAATAAAATGGGACAATATGACGATAAAGTAGAACTGCAAAGAAAGATACTCTTAGCAGAAAAATACAAAGACACACCAATGTGTTTACATGCACATAGTCTAACATCTATGTGGTATGACAATGACCAAACTGTAAAAGATGTGGTCAAAGGCGTAGTCGATGTTCAGTATATGGATGGTCGAATTGAGAGAACACTCAAAAATGGCAAGAAGTATACTATCGTTGAAGGCAGAACAGGCGCTGACCTAGTTCAAGAGGTTGTTAGAAACCTTGCAGACTCAGGTAAAGAACTTGCCTAAAAGAAATCCATTTGATTTCGTAAAGTCGGTCTCTTACGACAAAAAAGACCTCATGGTTGATGAGGTCGAAGAGAAAGCATATCAACCATTCTTAGTCAATAAGGCATTATCTTACCATCAAGATTCTGTCTTTCTAGTAAACGAGATGAACATCCGACACAGCACGGATAACCGTCTTCAATACTTGTTTTTCATAAATACTTTAAGAAAAAGACAAAGATTTTCGAAATGGCATAAACCTTACGAAAGTAAGAAACTCGATACAGTGAAGTCATACTTTGGTGTATCTACAAAAGTCGCCAAAGAATATCTTGAACTTATAGATGATAAACAGTATCGTGAGTTGAAAGAAAGTATGAAACTTGGTGGGAAGAATAATGGATGAAACAGACTTAATACAAGACCTAGTAGAAATAACATTTCCAGAAAAAGATGATTTCTTAAAGATAAGAGAAACCTTATCTCGTATAGGTGTGGCATCTAGAAAGGAAAAAGAACTGTTTCAATCATGCCATATTCTCCACAAAAAAGGCAAATACTATATCGTTCACTTCAAAGAGTTATTCAAACTCGATGGTAAACAAACCAACTTTGATGAGTCAGATTTAGGCAGAAGAAATACTATCATAGACTTATTAAGACAATGGAATCTAGTCAAAGTGTTGAATCCTCAACAGATATTAGACCCTAGAGCACCACTCTCTCAGATAAAGGTTATACCTTACAAAGAAAAAAATGAGTGGAAATTGACACAAAAATACTCAATCGGCAACAATATTTCATAAATACCTCTGTTAAACCAAAATTTAACAGGAGAATATATGTTAGAATTTATCGAATATATTATCAGAATCATTCAAGTGATTCCATGGTTAGTTATGGGTGCATCATTAGTAGCAGCCTTAACACCAACACCAGTAGACGATGGTCTAGTTAAGAAAGCTTATAAACTTCTTGATTGGGTT